GTTCAGCTCCGCCTTTCGGCTGATGTTACTGCCATGGCAGTCTCTCGCAGTCGGAGAGGGTGTTGCTTTACGCAAGCTTGAGGGGTTTATCCCCTCCTCAGCTGCTTTACAGCAGCGTATCGTGCCAGTAAATGGTACATATGTAGGATGACCTTAACGACAGGGTCACCCATTAATTCACCACGAGTGGTGAAATATCTGGAGAGGACTTTATCCTCATCCATCTCCTCCACTTGACGTGGAGCACATAGGGCAAACACAGCTGTTTGCCGATACCATGTGGGTATCCCCACATTATAGCATAGCCTATTGACTATGCATTGAGCGACCAGGTGATCACACCAGTCGGTAGCTTGTTCCCAATCAGTTGAGAACACGTAAACATCCTTGTCACCAAAGATGAAATTTCCCGCAGGATTCTTGTGGGAAAGACGCTTGAAGAAATTCCAAGCTTGATTGCCGGCACTGACTCCAGACCGGCTTGAAGGTATTGCTGATATATATTCCAACAATACATGTGAAAGCACATGCAACATGATTGCATGGGCAAGATGGGACACCGTAATGGCCCTATACTTCCCCAGTTCGGCGACTAGGGATATTCTGACAGACATTACATTTCTGTCATAAACTCTCTTCCGGTCACAGAAGAGACCACACGCCCAATGAAATAGGCGTATTCCCACCTGATCATCAGGTGTAAGTATCCGACCTGTCGGTCGGCCTGTTTCCAGATTTAACTCTGGAATTTTGTCCTCTTTACAAAGGACTTTTCTGGCGGCTTCTAACTTTCCGCCTGATTCAGAGTTCGTGAAGAACTCTCCACTATCGCTTAGCGATATTTTGGCCTTGTTAATGACACGAGACCAGAATAGCTCAGACTGTGATTCTGAGCCAATACTTTCCACCATTTCCTGATGGACGTCATCGATACCTTCTGCAAGGTACGATTTAACCCTCTCATAACGAGAGGGATCTGGAGGCTCGGTGAGAGTCTCCTTAATCTTCTGAAGGGTCTTCAGATAGACAGATCGGGGGGGAACCCCCGACGCACGGGTTTGGCTTAGCACCATGACCCGGTACATATCGATAGGAGTTTTCCTATCGTGTAAAAAGTCAGTAATGACTTTAAAGAACGACATCTCTCGCGGGATGTCAATGGACGATATGTCCCCAACAGGGTTGAAACCCTGTTCTTTGATTGCTTTACGCAATCGTTTTACCTTCTCATAAGCAGAAGGTTTCTCAGGAATTTCCTTCCTGAAATAGTCAGGTAAAAGCTGACATATCAGACAGTTGATTATCTGATCCATCCTGGTCCAATCCAGGAGATCTTCCCACATAGGGAAGCATAAAACGAGCTGCATGACCAGCCCGTCAACAGTTGCGAGTATGTTTCGCAATTTATGCATGCCATTAACATGCACTTTGAGCTTTCGCAGCTGCCAAAGCTCTTGAGGACCCGAATAACTCAGGCCGCATAGTAAACGGAGTATTGCTAATCCGTTAATATTCTGCCTTCCAGCAGAATTCTTCCTCATTAACCGAGGAAACCAATATGTGCCATTATATAGCACATTGTAGACAGTACCTATTGAGGTAATGTCGATAAAATGTAGTCTCTTATCGAGACCACTAAGTTCCTTCGGGATTTTATCCTCCCAAAGGTTATAATTGTTCCAGCAGACTTCGATCTCTGGAACAGACAGTCCCTTGCGTAAGCAAGGGTCAATTACCAACTTACAAAAGTCGGCAAATGGCCTATGCCTGGTTTTACAGGCACAGGCGGGTGTCCACCTCTTTTTGAGGCTGGAAGTACTTGGGAGAGATCCCACGCACAAAACGTCGGTGTTAACCACCCACGGATTTTTCCGCTCATCGGCAGAATGCAAGCTCAAAGAGCTTGAAGCTGGAGAACTACGAGGAGTATAAAACTTCTCACCCGACTCCTTAGGTGGGGTTTGCATAAGGGAAACACAGTTTTCACTTAAGAATGTGTATGCTGAAACTCGTACACTTATCCGCCCGAAAGGGTAGACTCGCGAG